TTGTTATTATTTGATTGATCAATTCCTTTTTAGTTAAAGGCCGTTGTTCCTCAAAATCTTGATATTGATTTTGATTAGGATCTTTGTAATCTTTAAAAAATTTGTTATAAATATAACTGTTTTTATTAACTTGTTGCATCGGTTGTTGTTGATATTGCTGTTGACGTGGCTCATTAAAAGTTACTCTTTTTTTAATAGGAACGTTTTGGTCTGGGTTGTTTTTTTCTAATATATTATTCAATTTATCTTTACTGATAAACTCTAGTTTACCATTTATTACAACAGTATTCATTGATGACAGTATATCGTCATAGGAAATTCTTTTTTTTTGTTTTTCTGTGTTGTTTGTATTTTTTGTTAAAGGTATATTGTTTCGAAAGCTGGGTTTTGGTTCAGGATTTTCAATGTCAATCTTGTTTACTACTTGTTGACCGTTAGTTTGTTGTAGTAAATTATCGTAATATGTTTTATAATAAACACTGTCATCGTTACTTGTGTTTTGTTTATCTAAATTATCATATTCTGTAAAAGAAAGTTCCATTATTTATATATTTATAAAAAAATAATCTATATTTTCTATATAAACTATGTTGTCCACATTTATTAAAAATAAAGGAATGAGTAAAACAATTATTCATAATAACAATAAAAATTACTATAATGAAATGGAGTGGGATGCGGATTATGATGGTGAAAAAGCAAATATTTCTTTAGATATTAATGACAACGGATCAAAAGGACATATAGAAATGAAAATGAATAACGATGAAATAGCGGAAATTTTGAATATTCCTAGCGTGGATAAAACTCTCGATAAAAGACTGCACAGTGATTTTTTGACCAGAAGACCGAAACATATTGAAGAAGATAGAATTATTCAAATTCGTATAAAACCTAAACCTATATTGCATGAAAACTTCCATGCTGTTAAGAATTCGTATGAAAAACATAAAAAAAAAGTACGTTTTCACAATGAGAGAAACTATAATGATGAACTTGTCGAAAGTATCGAAGAAATGTTGAACCCGCCCAGTTCTGCACAAAAATACACTCATATATCAAGTCCTACATCTCAAGAACAACTATTGTTTCCACTTACAATGATTAATAAATCTAGTCGTAAAAACAAAACTCATAGGCGCCATCATCATAAAAATCCAAAAACACATGTTACACATAAAATATATAGAAAACCAAAAACTTCGTCACTAAGATCTTCTAAAAAGGGAAGCGATAGAAGCCACGGCCATTTTTATTCACGAAGAACATTTTAACTTTTGAACTGTGTTTAGTATTTTAAGATCGTCTTCAGAGTAACTTCTTTCTCTCCTATTCATTTTATATACTTTAGCAATATGTTTATCCATCCATTGAGAAACATACAAACTAGAGGCGAATAAAATATTGTTTGTATCATTATCGCAAATAGACTCAATATAAATTCCTTTAATTGTTTTAATTACTTTCAGGAATTTAACTATATCATCTATGCTGTTTTCATGAAAAATAATTGTTAAAATACAGTGATTTCTATTATAATGAAGATTTTTTTCAAATTCGTAATCACTATAATAAGTTTCACAACCATTTTCAACTGCTATACTGATAATAAGGTCTTGTGTTTCACGAATATTGTGTTTCAACGCATTGAAAGATACTTCAATATTATACCCCATTACATTAGCTAAATATTATTTGTTTTCGGAAAATTTTAAATCTAAATTGGTTTAAACTTATTTTCTCTGTAGTATATTAATTAAACTTACATAGTTTTAGGCAAAAATATAAATTTATATATATTTATTTTATTAAATTTTGATATATATAAATGTCATTTAGAAGGTATGGTGGTATAGACCGTGCAGCAACTAATAATATAATAAGAAACCACGTAGATGTTAGTGATATTTTGCTTGTTACAAATAAAGTTGGCGAACCTAACTCTAAAATAGAAGTCGATAGTGAACTGGATACTGGTTTTACAGGAAGTCAAGGAACATTAGGACCAACAGGACCAACAGGTCCAACGGGTCCAACACAACTACCAACTGTTGTTAACAGCTATTCAATTACTTCAACACTTTCTGTATCTGCACAAAGTGGAACAACATACTATATAACAACTACTCAAAACGATATTTATGTAACAATAAGCTTACCAAGTGGAATAGACGGATGTATTTATAACTTTGTATTAAATATAGATAATAGTTTTATAATAATAATGGGTAGTCAAGATATTATTGGAGCAACAAACATAAAAGCTACGTCACTATTGATTTATGACGATAATACTGGTGGTGTTTTTAAAGGTTATGGTACTTTAACCGTTACTTACGTAGGACAAGGAACGAATGTTTGGTGTGTTTCTGCTTCAAATAATGTTACTTTTAGTACCTCTATACCACCACCACCACCTTGATGAACTAGTAAAACAAACACAAGAAACGATAAAAATATATATTTTTTTTAATTGACAACAATATGAAGTCATTGTTAAAAAATAAAAATGAAATCCTTAAATCCCCTTAATCCATTTGTAATTACTAAAAATACCAATGGATTTTATCAACGCAAAACCTGTTTTAACCAATGTTTTATCACACAGAAATAGTCATCCTCGCGATGACAACATTCAATTCTTTGAAGAAGGGCACAAATATGTCATTATACCCGACCCAGACAGTAAATACACTTCCGTAACAACATGGAACCACTCACATTTTCCCCATTTCGATGCAAACGGAGTGATCACAAACATGATGAAAGGAAAAAATTGGAAAGAAGGGCACAAATACTGGGGAATGACAGCAGAAGAAATTAAATCACAGTGGAATGCGAATGGAGCTTCTGTTTCAGGTCTTGGAACGGATATGCATTTTGAAATAGAATGTTTTATGAATGACAAAAGAATGCAATGTGAGTATACACACAAAGAGTTGTATCAGATTTATAAATGTGACTACATTGAAAGATTTAGTCAATATCATGAACAAAAAAGTTTAGAATGGAAATATTTCATTGAATTTGTTAAAGATACACCAGAATTAAAACCATACAGAACAGAATGGACTGTTTATCACGAAGACCTTAAACTAGCAGGTTCAATTGATATGGTCTATGAAAAACCAGATGGAACCCTCGCTATTTATGACTGGAAACGTTCAAAAGATATTACAAGAGTAAATAATTTCAATAAATATGCGTTGACAGAAAGTATTTGCCATATGCCTGACTCTAATTTTTGGCATTATGCGTTACAGTTAAACACGTATAAGGCAATATTAGAGCAAAAATATGACAAAAAAATTACTGATTTGTACTTAGTACGACTTCATCCTGATAATGACGAAAAAACGTATGAATTGATCAAACTACCAGTATTATCCAAAGAAATTAGTGATTTGTTTGAGCAACGTTTACAACAAATTACAAATGCATGTTAAAAATGCTTAAAATAATCTTGATAAATAGATGTATAGTTCTACAACATAATGACTAGTTTGAATATGTTTGAAATAAATACTGAATTAAATTTTGAATATTTTTTTTTATCCTCTTGTTTCTTCGTATATATTATGTTTATTTATGGTCTTTATAAAAAATATCAGTATTTAAACAATAAACATGAAAATTTTTTTAATGAAGGTCATACTATTAAAGCTGATACAATTGAAACCATAATACCATTCAAAAAACAAGTAATACCATACGAAGAAAAATACTTACTAGAAGTTCGTAATATGAAAAATGAATACGTATTCACTGATGAAGAACTAGAAATTGAAGAAAAAATGTTAAGACAGTTAGAAGAAGAAGAAAATAAAGCTGTTTCACAATCAATATTAACTTTGAGTGAACAAATTGATGAACTCAAAATGCGTTTATTTGAAACGGTTGAATGTGAAAATGAACCTATTGTAAAATCCCAAAAAGACGGAGATATAGTAAAACAAATAAAATTATCATTAGAAAACGAAATTAAAACAAATGAAACCAAAATTTTGGAATTGCAAGATAGTATTAGTAAAAACAACGAAATAGTGAAAGAGAAAGCACGACAATATATTATAGATGAACAATTGAAAAAATTCAAGAACAATTTTGTAATAGAATACACTCCACTTGGGAATGTATTGTTATTTTATAATCATGAAAAATTAGCATTTGAGTATTATTCTGATTCAACAATTCCTTACAGGTATTTAGAAACTATAAGTAGAAAATATGTTTTAACATATAGATTTCGACCTCTGTATATTGATATGGAAGAAGAGCTAAAAGAATATGAGAAAAAATTAGATGAAAAAGAAAAAATAAAATCTGAAACAACAACTGTTAGTAAGAGCAAAAAACAGGTATTTGCAAAATTCAAGAGTTACAACACAGAAGCGGGAACTGGTCGTGTAAACAAAGCTCAGCCGCCAAAAAACAATATACCTCAAAACAGATTGAATATTAGCAAAAATATTGTAAAGATTGACGTAGATGGTAAAGAAAATAACGGTAAGTTATTACTAAAAGAAAACGCAAATAGGTATTCATATCAAGGCAAGTTTTGCAATTTTAATTTTTTGAAAAAGATAGATAAAAAGATAGTAGATAAAAAATATGCATTGACATTTGCCGATTTCAAAAAAATGAATATGAATAAATGATAAAATAAAAACTACTTATAATATATCATGAATTATAAAAATAAAAGTAAAAAGAGAGTGTCATATAAAAAAACCAAAAGAAGAAGGTACAATCCAACAATGAAACTACTTGGGGGGTACATAAATAATAACGTAAACAATAACGTAAAAAATAACGTAAACAATAATATAAATAATGATATGGCACCTATGGCCTCTAATGAAGTTTTAGATGAAGTTAAAAAAGAGCGCGAGATTAACTTTGATACGTCTGCTGTTTTACAAAAAACAGGTGAGTTAGCTGAAGGTATAGCAGTTAAAACAATTGAAAATATAGGATTATTATTAGGAATAGATTTATCCAATCCTCAAGATATTAATGGAAATTTAGATAAAATAAAATTAGCTTTTTCGGACCCAGAATACAGAGAAAAAATAAAATTAATTATTGGCGAAATTAGTGAAATATTAGCCATTGTATTAGAAGCAGCAGGTCCTTTTATTGAACCATTAATGAATAAAACTTTTGAAGTGGGTACTGACGCGTTGTCACAAATGGGTGAGGCAGCAGTAAAAATTGCGTTAAATACTGCCGAAGAAATTCCAGGCGTAGGTGTTTTAATTGGTACGATTAGATCGTTAAGTAATGCAATGGAGGCTTTTTTGGCAGCAGTAAATGCGGGCGATGAAGTAATAACTTCCTCATCTGACACTATAAATGCTACTATGAAAAATTTTAAAATGTTGATGAAAGAAAAAGAGAATACTTTAAATAGAATAAATAATTCAGTAAATAATTTCCAAAATAATTTTCAACTTCCATATAACCAACATCAATTGGGTAGTCAATTTGCTAATCAAGTGGGTAATCAGTTAGGTAATCAGTTAGGTAATCAGTTAGGTAATCAGTTAGGTAATCAATTGAATAATCGATTGAATAATCAATTTCAGGGTCAACTTAAAACACCTGTTTATCGAGGCGGTAAAACACAAAAAAATAAACTAAAGTTATGATAAAGTAGTTAAAAATTACTTAGTTACAAAGTATAACTAACTATGAAGTATGTTTATTTATCTATTATTGCATCCAGTTTTGTTGTTGTCGGGTATTTTCCTGAAGTTTATTTAACAATTTTACAAAAAAATCCGTCAGGGTATTCGTTTGGATTGTGGTTAATTGCTGGTTTTTTTTCAATCGCGTACAATGTATTGAATGAAGAATATTTAAGCGCAATCAATTATTCTATTAATACTTTTTTAACAATTATAGTTTTGTTTGTAAAAATACAAAGTAAAAAAAAAGAAGATTTACAAAAAATTCTCTCGGAAAGCGAACCTGTTAGTGAACTATATGAAATAGTATAGACCTTCACGGATTTTCTGTTTTCCAAGTTTTAAACCCATTACTTTTACGAATATTAAAAGAAGAACCTAGGTGTTCATAAGCAATTATATAAGCTTTTTTTTGCTGCTCATTTAGTTGTGTCAAATAGTTGTATATTTTTTCTTGTTCGTCAGTGCTATAAGCGTTTATATTTTGAGAAACGGGAATTTCTAAATTTCCAAAATTTATATTATTGGTAGTTTTTGTTTCACTCATTTTACTTTTATTTGTAAACTATACTTACAAATAAAAAAATCATTTTTATTTTTTACCATTATAAGTAATTAAAGCAATTAGTTCATTAGCGTTGTTAGTTTTGTATATTATTGAACTTTGGTTCATCATATTAGTAATACGCGTGTCGATCGAATATCCATTTGCCAATAAAAAAGTAAACAAGTCCGGTACTTCGTCTACAGTCATTAAATCAGAACACGAATAGTTACTATTATAACTGTTTCCAAAATTAAAGTCAGGTAAAAACCGAATACTTCTTAGTGCTAAACCACAAGTTTGTAAGTTGTTATTGCAATTATTTGGTATTTTAAAATGACTAAGTGGATAATTTTTAATTCTTCTTGTGAGTTTTAACAGAGGACCACTGGGTGGTAAATTCATTGTTATTATATTAGAATAACATTGGCTACAAGGGTCATAATAGGGTTGACTAAAAAGTGAAATAGTATTGTACATGATTTTTACAAATATTAAAATAAAACAATTTAAAATTTATTATTGTTATTATTTATCAATGCAAATATTTGTAAAAACTTTAACTGGTAAAACAATTACTTTAGAGGTTGAACCAACCGATACGATTGAGAATGTAAAAAACAAAATACAAGACAAAGAGGGTATACCACCTGACCAACAACGTCTTATTTTTGCAGGTAAACAGTTAGAAGATGGGCGAAGTTTGAATGACTATAATATTCAAAAAGAAAGCAATCTTCATCTAGTACTAAGACTAAGGGGTGGTTAATTGCTACAATAATTTTAACATTATTATAAAGATTTAAAATTATTGTATAGTTTTTTGTGTTATAAAATATTAACACCAATCATGGATATTAAATTCAGTTAAATTTTTTGTTTTTCCTGAGTCACCATTATTTCCCGCTATCATAACTTTCATTGGAGCATTTTTCAATGCTATTTCGTATCCACAATGTTCTCTCAACTGATTGTCTATGTTTCTTATAATTCCATCTCTACTTAAATGTTCTAATAATCTTTTTGCACTTTCATAACTTGTAATATAGCCTTCGCCCCAAGTCATCATTCTTAATATATTAACATTTGATTTAAAATGAGTTAATGCTTCACTTACATAAGTATAAAAATTATTTTCTACTATTAAGTCGTCTTCTATGAAACATAAGAAAGGAATTTCATTATCTACTTGATATTTTAACATTTTATACTTTGTAATCCAACAAGCCAAAGTTCCGTATGTTCTAAAACTGTTGTCTAAATCTACATATTTTAATTTCAAATTAGAAATTTCTTCTAAAGTCTCTTTTGTACTGTAACCGTTTACAGACTTGAAAGTTTTTATTAATGGAAATAGTTGTTGGTTTTTTCGAATAAATTGCATTCTATCGTCACGTAATAATGAGCATGTATAAATTTCTAGTGAGTTATATTTACCATATGCTAAACCATTATTAGGTGGAAATTCTAGGTGTCTAATTTCATCAATAGAGTTACTCTCAACAAATGTTTCCCATGCTTCATTTGGTTTGATATTCCATGATTCAACGTTTTTGTATTTGACATCATTCATAGCAACAACAGTATTTTCATGTGCAAATAGTCTACAGTTTGCTAAATCTGATTGGGGTATATTTTCATAATGTCCTCCATCGATAAAAATTAAGTCAAATTTTTGTTCTGGATTTTGTCGATAATAATCGAGAATAGTAGTTCGAGAATCGCCTTTTATTAGTGTATGACGTCCTGGATATTTTTTATCGATGTATGTTTTTCCTGCATCAACATATGGATGCGTAGCAATATCAAAAGATATAAGTGTAATATTTTCATTTGATTTTAAAAATGTATCAGCTGAATGGCCTGCATTAAATCCAATTTCCATGACGATTTTAATTTTATCATTTGAAACTAGTTTTATCAAAATATCGGTCAATTTAGGCTCCAGTTGTGTATGACCTTCTAAATCTTTTTTTTTTATTTTTTTATTTTCAAGAAAATCATCAATTTCAGAGATTTTTGGTTCTTCTTCTTTAATAACTACAGAAGGTGGAGTGTCATCAACTCTAATAACAGGTTGACTAGTAGATGCATCTTGAGTATTTGTTTTTGGTTGCATAGCAGCTTGAACAGCTTCTTGAACTGCAGCTTGAATTATATTTTGAATATTAGGTAGAATAGATAGATCCGCGTCAATATTAGTTCTAGTTACAGAAGCATCATTTTTGTTTTGTACGACGTTCTCAAGAGTAAGGTTAGTTGCATTTTGAATGCTTGTATTAATAACTGGTTCAACAATATCAGTTTTTACATCAGTTACTTCATTTTCCAAGTTTAAATATTGTTCAAATTCGCGTGTGACTAAATTGATTGTTTGTTCAGTAGTTGCATCAGATGTTTTTTTAAGTAAATTTAGTAACTTGAGTGAAAGATCTGGATTAAGTAAACTTATAAGTTGTGAAGTAACATCATTATCATACGTCTCTTCATTATCATGTGTAAGTTCAATATTATCATTATAATCATCATCATTGACTTCAATGACTTCAATATCATCAATAACTTCAATATCATGTGTAAATTCATCATCATCGGTAAATTTATTTGGATTATTTAATTCAGTCAGTTCAGTCAATTCAGTCAATTCAGCTTCATTATTAGTTATAATATTTGAACAACTTTCATCTGTAATTTTATTTGGTTCAGTTAATTCACTTTTATTGCTACTTGTAAACTCAGACATATAATATAATATACAAATATTTTTTTTGAAAATAAATAAATGTTTTAATATATTACTAAAATGATTTGACTACTAAATAAATAAATATTCTAAATTTTAGCCCTAAAATTTAGAATATTTAAAAGTGTTTTATTAGTTATAAAAAAAATTGAAATAAATTGATACAATGAAATACTTATCAAATAAATATGAACTATGAAACACTTGATAGAATGCAATATAATTCTGATGACTATAACAACACTAGTAGTAGTGGT